TTTTGCATGCCTGGAGCCGTCATGACCCACCTTTCCATGGACGAGCTCGGCTACGTCCAGTCGCGCCGCAGCCGTGATCTGCCGCTCGGCTTCACCCCCATCCGCAACGCGCGCATCGAGGCGGCCGTCGCGGCGGCAGCGCTCAAGCTGCTCAAGAAGGGCGAGCTCGATCCGCGCGACGTTCATCGCGAGGCCGTGCGCCAGGTCGCCCGCACCCTGCCGGCGCCGGCGTTCGCCCGGCGCTATCGTTTGCCGCGGCCGTCGAAGAACGACTGCCCGATCTATCGCAAGCAGGCATGCGCAGCAGCCTGACGTCGAGGCCAGTGAGCCTCGAGACGCTTCTCGATCGCGAGCAGGCGACGCTCGACCAGATCATGGCCGAGGTTCGCGCCGACGTCCGCACACCGGCACAATTCGATGACCTCGAGGAGCGCGCCGTCGCGGTGGCCAAGGGCCTGCGCGCCGCTTTCCGCAACTGCAGCAGGAGCTACGGATGATCGACCTCGATAAGGCCCGTCAGATCGCTTCCGGTGCGCCCGATGATTGCGTGATCACGGTTTCCTCCAGCTGGCTCAGGCAAGCCATCCATGAAATTTCCATGGGACGCTCGGCGCAAGCTGTTCGCGTCAATTCGGCAGCTTCGTTGGACTTCGTTCCGGCCGGGCTCTCGGTGCCCGCAGGCGCGATGATTCACATCGGTGTCGATACGGTAGCAGCGACACGCTGATGAGCACCGTGGCGGCGGACGAGCCGGCCCCCGCAGAGATCCGCGCGTTGCTGGATCTCGCCTGCGGGTATGCACAGCTGCGGTTCCACGCTGCAACTCCTTGGAGCGTCGCGCCGCTGACCGGCACCCGACACACCGTCACGCTGGAGTTCGAAGGCATCGATGCCTTCGTTTACGGCGAAGCGTTCATTTCCTCGCTTCCGAACCGAGAAATTGCTCTGGCTGGCAAGCTGGTGGTCGACGTCGCCGTCGTCACCGTCGAGCGGGCCTTCCACTTGGCGTGCACCACGGTGACGCTCATGCTGCTTATCCTGGAGGACTGCTGAGATGGCAGACGTCTGCACGCCCCGTACCATTCCCGCCGCGACCCAGCTGCTCGAGCGCTATGCCAGCTTGGAGGCAACCATCGTCGCCGCAGAGAACGCGCGGAACGCCGTGATCGCCGAAGCCAACAAGGCAGCTGACGAGAGCCTTGCACCTCTCCTCGAGGAGCGCAGGGCAATCCTTTCCAAGCTGGAGCCCTGGTGGCTGAAGAACGCGACCAAGCTGACCGCCGGCAAGCGCAAGTCGATCGAGCTTGGCGGCTGCATGATCGGAACCCGGGTCGGCCGAGCTAGCCTCGGCGTCGACGGCGACGAGGACGCGATCGTGAAGAAGCTCGAGGCACGTCCTTGGGCCAAGCTGTTGCTGCGCGTCACCACTAAGCTGGACAAGAAGGCGGTGCTCGCGGCCACTGACGGTGAGCACAAGAAGAGGCTCGCCGCACTCGGCCTGAAGAAGAACGACGCCAGCGTGACGTTCTTCGTTGAGCGGGCGGAGCAGGCGGGCACCCGCGCCGCCGCATAATGCCGACGCAGTCTCCCCGCTTTCGTCCTCCCGGTTGGACCGAACCGAAGCCGTGGTCTCGACCGAAGCTGCACCAGGACAAGCGAAAGCGCGGCCGGGCTGGCCAGCGTGAGCGCCGCCAGGTGCTCGATGAAGAGCCCTATTGCAGACACTGCCTAGAGCAAGGCCTGTACGTGGCGGCCGACGTCGTCGACCACATCAAGCCGCTCGCTGAAGGCGGCACCGACGATCGCGAGAACAAGCAATCGCTCTGCAATCCCTGCCACGACGAGAAGACCAAGCGCGAGGCGCGTCGCGGCCGCGATCGGTGACGGGGAGGGGGAGGGGTCAAGTCTCCGACCATCCCGACCGGACACCGGTGCTTCAATCAGATTCTTACGCGGGCGATTTCAAAAGGTAAAAAGTTGCGGGGTGCGCGCACATTCGGCCGACTGCCTGGCTATAGTGGGAGGTAGCGATGGCCAGTGGGGGACCACGACCTGGCGCGGGCCGCCGGCGGAAAGAGCCGGCGCTGAAGAAGCTGGCGGGAACCGAGCGGAAAGACCGCGACGTCGTCGCCGTGCCCGGCGCAGATCTGAGCAACGCCCCGATGATCTGTCCGCTGCATCTTTCCGAGCTAGCACAGTTGCACTTCGGATCGATCGCCAAGATGCTGGAGGATCAGCAGCGCGCCAGTCCGCACTATGCGGAACATGTCGCGTTGCTCGCTCTAAGGCTCGAGCAGATCCAGCGCTACCAGGCCGTGCTGGAGGTCGAGGGTGACACCTACGAAACCGAGTCAGCGAAGAACGTAGGCGAACGCCTCATTGTTACCCGGATGGTTCGGGCCCGACCGGAGGTGGCGATGCTGTCCGACGCCATGCGCCATGCCCAGTCGCTGCTCGGTGAGCTGATGCTCAACCCGGCGGCTGCACTCCGCATCGCCAGCGGCCACAAGCCCGAAGCGGGCGCCTTCGACGACTTCTGATGTGGAAGCACGCAACTACGGGGCGATAGCGCGCCAGTACGCCGGCGACATCGTCAAAGGGAAGATCCCGGCCTGCAAGTCGATCCGGCTGCAGTGCCAACGATTCCTCGACGACCTGAAGGCGCAGAAGTCCAAGGACTTCCCGTTCCGGTTCGACGAGGACAAGGCGGCGCGGCCGTGTCGCTTCATCGAGCGGTTGCCGCATTCGAAGGGCAAGTGGGCTCGGAGCAAGGAAACGCTCCGCCTCGAGCCTTGGCAGGTGTGGATCATCGCCTGCACATTCGGTTGGCTGCGCAAGGCCAGCGGGACGCGGCGGTTTCGCCGCCTGTTCGTTGTCGTGCCGCGCAAGAACGGCAAGTCCGCGCTGTCGGCTGGCATCGGCCTGTACATGTTCTGCGCCGATGGGGAGTTCGGCGCGGAGGTTTACTCCGGCGCGACCAACGAGAAGCAGGCCTGGGAGGTTTTCGGCCCGGCGCGCCTGATGGCGATGCGCACGCCCGCGCTGCTGAAGCGATTCGGCATCACGGTCAACGCGAAGAACCTGATGCGCGTCGACGACGCATCGAAGTTCGAAACGATCATCGGAGATCCTGGCGACGGCCAGTCGCCCAGCTGCTCGATCCACGACGAGTACCACGAGCACGCCGACGACGGCCAGGTCGATACCATGCAGACGGGCATGGGCGCCCGCGACCAGGCACTGCAGATTCTCATCACCACCGCCGGCGACAATCTAGCCGGCCCCTGCTACGCCTCGATCCAGGACGAGCGGAAAAAGCTCGCCGGTATCGGACACAACGGCGGACCGCCGCTCGACGACGAAACGTTCTTCGTCGAATACACCATCGACCAGGACGACGACTGGAAGTCCGAGGCTTCGCTCCGCAAGGCCAACCCCAACTACGACGTGTCGGTCGCCGGCGACTTTCTGCGGGCCCGCCAGCGGGACGCGATCGCCACGCCGCGCAAGGCCGGTGTCTTCAAGACCAAGCACCTGAACTTGTGGGTGTCGGCGAAAGCCGCCTACTTCGACGTCGAAGCGTGGCGCCGGTGCACTGATTCCCGCATCCCAGCAGATCCGCGCCAGGCGCTTGCCCTGGAGTGGCTGCGCGGCCGCCGCGTAATCCTCGGTCTCGATCTGGCGTCGAAGATCGACATCGCGGCGCTTGAGTATCTGTTTCTCCCGATCGGCGACAAGGCCACCGTCGACGATCCTTACATCCGCATTGGCCGATACTTCCTGCCGGCGGACACCGTCGCCGACGTGCCGGCATACCAGGGCTGGGACGCTCAGGGTCTCCTCGATGTGACGGCCGGCAATATCGTCGACTACGACGAGATCGAGCAGGCGGTCGAGGAAGCCATCGAGTTCTTCCAGGTCGAGCAGGTCCCATACGACCCGTTCCAGGCAACCCAGCTATCCACCCGGCTCGCCAAGAAGGGCGTGCCGATGATCGAGTACCGGCCCGTCGTATTGAACTTCAGCGAGCCTATGAAGGAACT